CAACAACAAAAGCTTACACTAGAATTTTATGAAAAAAGAATTTCTACATTAGAAGCCCACATAGAAAAATTACGTAATGGAGACCACTAATGGTAGAAACTCTTTTTGTATTATTTTTAACGTTTGGCGGTGAAGCTAAAGAATGGACACCTCATTTTACTTTATCTGATTGTCTTGCTGTAAAACGTAAAATCGATAGAAACGTAGGCACAGGACATTTATATAGTTGTAAAAAAGAAAAAGTATCTTTAAAACAAGATGGTGATAAATATATAATAGTAGATTTTGTGGAGGAGTAAATGAGTATTGAAGTAGCAGGTGAAAAATTTAGCGGCTTAAATAAACCTAAAAGAACTCCAAGCCATAAAACAAAGTCTCATGCAGTAGCAGTTACAGGGCCAAATGGCAAACCAAAAATAATTAGATTTGGCAGTCAAGGCGTTTCTGGCAGTCCTAAAAAGAAAGGAGAAAGCGAATCATACGCTAAGCGCAGAAAAGCTTGGAAAGCTAGACATGCACAAGATATTGCTAGAGGACCAATGAGTGCAGCTTATTGGGCTAATAAGGTAAAATGGTAAAATGGGAAAAGTTGCATCTGCATTTCAAGCAAAAGCACCTTTATCTATAAACCAATCTGTACAAGATAAAGTGCAAGAACGCTCTAGAACTCCAGCTCAAATGTTTGGTATTGATAAACAAATAGAAAATACAAATATAAATAGAGTTAAACGAGAAAAAGATAGAGCAGTTTCTGAAAAAACAAATCTTACAACACGCCAAGCACACGTTTTAAATCAATTATCAGAACGTTTACCTTCTTTTAAATATTATCCTGAAAATAAAAAGGTAGAAATTATAAAAGAAATAACTGAAAAAGTTAAAGACTATAATAACGAAAATACTAGATTTGTAACTAGAAAGAAAAGACTTGACCAAAACGTAGTATTAGTGGATGTTTGGAGTGATATTTTAAAAGGAAGAGTTCCTATTATGTTAAACCAATACGGAGAAACATTTGAATTAGGAACAGCCACTAAAGCACAAGGTGGTTTTTAACCCAGGAGCGGTAAATGTCAAAAAGATTTATACAACAAAAAGAAAGAAAAACTTCCAAAAAAGAAGAAAGGAAAGTGCCGCTTAGCCAGCCAGGAAGTAAAGGATTTAATTCTGAAATTATGGCTAATGCTAAACCTCTCTATACAGGGAGGAATAAAGTATAATGGCTAAAGCAGGTTATAAAGAAGCAGTAAACGATGAGCAGCTTATTAGCCTTATTGAAGCAGGTGTAGCTAACAGCGTAGGCGATTGGCTTAACAGTAGCGATCTTACACATGAGCGTCAAAAAGCAACTTATGAGTTTGCAGGTGTACCTCATGCACACTTACAACCACAAGGCGTAAGTACTATTGTTGATACGTCTACTACAGAAGTAGTTGAAGCGTATACTGCAGTATTATCAGATTTATTTTTAAGTAATGGTAAATTAGCTAGATTTGTTCCTTATGACGAAAGTCCTGGAGCATTTAAAGCAGCTAAAGAAGCTTCAGCACTTGTTAATTATTGTATATTTAAAAAAAATAAAGGCTGGGAAATTCTTCAAACATGGATGAAAGCCTCTCTTCTTTGGAAAAATGCAGTTGTGCGTTGGGATTATGTTGAAGACGCAGACTATATAATTGAAGAGTATGAATCAATTGACGAAGCTAAGCTTGACGAAATCCTTGCAGATGAAAACTTAGAAATCGTCGGCGAGCTAACGCTCGATACAACTTCAGATATAATTAAATATTCTGATGTTCGATTAAGAAAAAAGATTGATAAAAGTAGAATTAGATTAGAATGTGTTCCACCAGAAGCATTTAGAATTAGTCAAGATGCAAAAGATATTGAAGATGCCGCATATGTAGCTATTCAACAAGATATGACTAAATCTGATTTGCGTAAGTATTATCCTGAATGGGCAAATGACTTAGATGAAAGTGTATGGGCAGAACTCGGTGTAAGTGGAAATTGGTTAGGCAATAGTCCATATAGCCAAGAGTTAGCAGCACGAAAAGAAGTAGTCGGTCAAACTTACTGGCAAGGAATGGATTCAGAAGGTATATATGCTCTTGAAGCAAACTCAGAAGTAACTGTTACAGAATCATGGTTACGTGTAGACAGGGATGGTGATGGCATCGCAGAACTTAAACATATTATTACTGCTGGAAGCCATATTCTTTGGGAAGAAGATTGTGAAATGATTCCCCTTGCATCTATTGTTCCTATTGATATTCCACATGAGTTTTATGGTTTGTCTATGGCAGACTTTACTCGTAGCTCTACATTAGCGTCTACTGCTATTTTGCGTGGCTTCGTAGAAAATACATACCTTACAAATTACTCACCAAAGCTAGCGGATCCAAACGTAGTTGATTTTAGTGCGCTTCAAAATATGAAGCCTAAACAAATTATTCCTACTAATGGTAATCCGACAGCAGCAGTATCCGCATTACCCCCTGAGACTATCTCAACGGGAACAGTTCCGTTGCTTGAACACTTACAAACAATTAAAGAGCAAGCAACTGGTATGTCGAAAGCCGCACAAGGCCTTAACGACACGCTTTATGTTTCAGGTAACTCTGAACAAAAGCTGAGTGCAGTTCAATCTGCAGCTCAAAAACGAATCCAGCATATCGCGCGTAGATTTGCGGAGACTGGATTCAAGCGGCTTATTTGTGGCGTTTATGAAACAATGAAAAAGAATATGAAAGGCAAACAATATTACAACCAAAATGGTGTATACGGATCTATTGATTTAGCAGAACTTCCTTCCAAAATGGATGTAGAAATTATGTTAGATATTGGAGAAAACTCTAATAATAATATGATTATGAAGTTTACTAAAGTGGGTTCAGAAATTTTGCCTTCACTTAATCAACAAGGTGCAGGTATGGTTATTAAACCAGAAGCCCCTGCTGTATTAGCAACAAAGCTTATTGAATCTATGAATTTAGATAGTAATGATTTCTTAGAAGATTATACTACAGATGAATTTAAACAAAAAGCAGCTCAAGCAATTCAACAACAAAGTCAGATGAAACAAGCTAGAACTAAAGTTGAACAACGTAAAATGGAAGCGGATGCTTCACTTGCAGAGGCAAATGTTGGTTATACTAATGCACAAGCTAAAAATACTATGGACGATAATGCAAGACAACTTGCTGTATCGATTGATAGGCATTTTCAAGAATGGGCGGACCTTACTGTTAAAGCAACAAAAGAAGGTTCTGAATTACCTGAACATCCAGGTTATGATCAAATACTTATGATGGCAAGACAAATTATTATGCCACAAACACAAGAAGGAACAAATGGACAAGTATCGCAAGTCAGCCGAGAAGAGGCTGGGCAATAAAAAGTCCTACGGAAATCATAAAATTCATCCCGAAGAACTAGCTAGACAAGCCTTATTAAAAGGTGAATTTGCAGTTAGAGAACGGGATGAATTCTTTGATGAAGCGTATGGAGAAGTATTAGTAGACTACTTTGTGGAATGGTTACAAACTGACCCTCATGAAACTAAAACAAGAGAGTTTCTTTATGCAGCAGCAATGGGGTTAGGTAGTGTAAAAGAAAAGCTTATGGGCTTTGAAATGTACGGTAAAAACATTCCACATATAACAGAGGATGACAACAATGAGACCAATTGATTATGAAAAACTTTTAGAGAATGTTAATGAAATGATTAACACTCTAGAATATGATTCAATGAGGAGTGCTGGTAAAGCAAAACTTAACGCATCAACATTAACTGAAATGTATGCTTTGCAAAAACAATACCAGTCTAAAATAAATTCTAACAAGCAACCTAAGAAGGAGGCTTAAAGATGGCAGAAGCAAACACAGGCTCTACCCAAATGGATGACTCTGTTGCGACTGATAGTCAAACAGAAGCGGCTTTGCTGGATGATATTCTTAAAAACACAGCGTTTTTAAACAATGAAGAATCTCTACCCGATAAGCAAATCCCTGAAGTAGACACGGAAGAATCTGACGAAGAAGTACCCGAAGCGTCAGAGGAAGACGATACTGAAGAAGTTGAAGAAGAAGTAGAAGACGAAGAAGTAGATGAAGAAGATGAGGATGCCTCGGAAGACGCTACCCAAGATGCTGATTTGTATACTGCAGACGATCTTGACTTAGATGCAAAGGTAGCCATTAAAATAGATGGTGAAGAAGTTGCAATATCTTTTGGTGATCTTATTAAAGGTTACTCTACTGAACAACATCTTTCAAAGAAGGGTCGTGAACTTGGTGATGCAAGAAAACAACTCGAAGAAGAGTATCAAGGTAAACTAGGCGAAATTGAAGCAACAGCTCAAGCTAGTGCCGCTGTACTCTATTCTCAAGAACAAGGTTTAGCTAAAGAGTATCATGGACTTGAAGAAGCAATTCAAAAAGCAAGAGATGAAGGCGATACATACGAAGTAAATGAATTAAAAGACAAACGTGAAATAATTCAAAAAGAGTATTGGTCAGCTAGAAATCAACGCGAAAAGATTGTTACAACTATTCAAGAGCAAATGTCTCAACAGCAAGAAAAAGCATGGGAAGAACAACTTGATTATTTCAACAAAAAAAATTC